ATTTTATTACTCATGTTCATTTCTTGATTTTCCACTAATTTTTCTACTTGTTTATACAGATCTTCAATAAGCATGAACTGCTCAGAATCAGCGGGCAATGAACCTAGTTGTCCTCTTGGCCATTTGATTCTAAAGTCTGTATTTTCTGTTAAATCTTTTTCCATCAACTCTAGTCTTGTTGAGTGTTGATTTAATCTCTCTATCATTTGAAAGTAACCCATCGTGCCCAGCGCTACGATGACGATCAACGAAGCTACTGTCTTCATAGGCATTTGCACAGCGGCCTCTTCAGATATGTTTAGTGGTTTATTGGACATGTGGTCCTCCACAGAAAGCCAAGACTACTAATAACACTATCAATATACCTGTAGCGTAGTAATTCATCTTGGCTATCTCCATAATTCTATTTAATTATTAAAGCCACTACTAAAACTATAAACACAAGAGTTTCAATCTTGTGGTTGTGCCAGTAATGAAAAGCTTTATTTTTAATTTTACTAATCATTTTTTTTCTCCTCTATTTCATAGAAGAACTTATCCGTGTCTTCAGTACGCCAAGCTCTACTATCTTCTACGTTCCATTCAGATGTCTGCACTTTCCAATCAGGGATTGTGTCTTTAACAGTAAAAGAAGGTATATCCCATATACATCGGTTATTAGGTTGTGCTGCAAAATTACCATCATCTAAGGCAATTATGTGAGCGCACTTATGTTCGTGCGGTATCTCTGAATGATCAGTGTCAAGTATATTACTTTCAGGATGTGCAAAGTCAACAGTAAATAAGTATTTACCTGCGTGCCATTTTTTGTCTTTTCCTATGTATTTACCAGCTTGTCCGTCTAATATATCCCAACGATGAACAGAAGGATAATAACTAAAACAATTCCAAAGCTGTAGTTCATCAAGTCTTCTTGCGGGCACTCTGGATGGGTCAAATCCCTTTTGAATAAACGCGCTAATTGGTAAGCGATAAAATATTGCACCGTTTTCCATAATAGCATCCCTTTTTATTTGTGCATAAGTCGGTGGTATGTTTACATTCAAGTATGCCATAATTTATCCTCATTTTATTGTACCCCAATTTTCTCCGTATTCATAGTCAACTTTAATTGGGACTTCTAATTCCACAGCAGATTCCATAATCTCTTTAATTTTATCTGCATTACCATTTACAGATATATCAAGTTCATCGTGCACTTGTATATGTGGTACGATACCCTCTTTGTGTAATTCTACCATTGCTTTCTTTGTCATGTCTGCTGCACTACCTTGTATCAATCTATTAAGTGCTTTGTATGTATAAGCTCTTCTGATCCCTGGTCCGTGTTCCGCTAATGCTGCATCATGAGGTAAGGCTTTGTGAATACCATATTGATTAGGTTCCCATAAATTAAATCTACATCTACGACCTAACCAAGTTCTTATTCTACCATTGTCTGCTGCTTTACGCATTACACCATCCATTAAAGTTTTGACAAAGGGTACTCTATTATGATATTGCTTAAATAAACTCTTCGCTTTATCTTCATTTATACCTAACTCTGCTTGTAATTTATTTTTACCCATACCGTAGAATAAACCAAGATTGATTGTCTTAGCTTGAGATCTAGGTATGTCTGCCATCTCAGCTACAATTTGGTGAAAGTCAGCTTCACCTTCTTTATATGCATCAATAACATCATTGACACCATACAATCCATCGAGTGCAGCATAATGAACTACAAGTCTTGGTTCTTGTTGACTGTAGTCAAAACATCCCCAAGTGTGCCCTTCTTCTGGTATAAATAAAGATCTAATCATTGGTCCAAGTTCCTTGTTCCGAGCTGGAATTTGCTGTAGGTTTGGATTAGAATAACTAAATCTACCGGTAACAGTGCCACCCACATCAGATCTTAATTGATTAATCTCAGCATGTATTCGTCCTTTATGTGAGTGTTTTAATATGGTATCAATGAACGTTGTATGTGCTTTATTTATTTCTCTAGCACGTGCTATTTGTTGAACAATAGGATGTTCATGATTTTGTAAAAAGTTTTTAGTAAATGATGGTGAATCTGTTTTCTTCGTTCGTTCGTAATTTAAAGAAAGTTTTTGAAAAACTTGCTCAATGGATCTTGCAGCCCATATTTGTGTGTCTATTCCTGTTTCTTTCTTCACTCTTTGCAGGCATTCTTTTTCTTCTTGAACTAACTTTTGTTTTAACGCATGAGCTCCTTCAACATCTACACGAACTCCTAAGAAACGCATATCGACAAGGCAAGGAAAAAGTTCAGTCTCTAGTTCGAAGATAGAACTTACCTCTTCCATTAATATTTGTTTCTTCATTTCTTGCCATAATTTAAGTGTCAGCGCTGCATCTTGCTCTGCATACTCGCCAACATACATCGCAGGCAGTTTATACATCTCAGACTTAGGATCTACGCCCCACTCCTTCGCAGTTTCGTTCAAAACAGCCTCATTTTTGCCGATTCCGACATAATCACGACCCAAACTACCTAAATCGTATCGAAAGCGATTCTCGTCCACGAGAGAGCCACTAATCATGGTATCTATAATGGTGCCATTGATTTTAAGCCCTTCAGCCCTAATAAAGCATACATCGTACATTGCATTGTGAAAAATCTTCTTAGAAGGGTAGTTTAGAATGGTTCTAAAGTAATCCATTACTTTTTTCCTATCCATATTACCTCCACCCTCATGAGCTATAGGGTAATATCCAGACCAACCCTCTACTGCTAAAGCTATACCAACTATCTTTGCTTGACCGGTTACAGAACCTGAACCCATAGTTTTTAAATTTGGGTCTTTGGTTTCTAAGTCAATTGCTATCTCATCGTAACTCGATAGGTCTTTGAACTCTTCAGGTGGCAGCCACTCTGTTTGAGGTTTAAATAATATCTTCACTCCCAATCACTTTCTATTTCTGTTGTCATTTCTTTATCAAATTTTATCTCTTTTAAATATGGTTTAATCATGTTCCAATATTCTACAGTAGGATAAGCAAAACAATGATCAGATCGCAACCAATGATCTATTGTAGTTCTTTTAATGATATTATCATCTAACAATTTTTTCTTATCTAAATTTTCTTTTAAGTATTTTAAGAATATATCTTTAGGTGGTAGGTGAGGTCTTGTTTTAAATTTTTCATCATACTCATTTATAAGATGTTGGTTATCTTTTAAGTGTTCCATGGCTACATCCATAGATAATGTTTTCTGCACAGGTTGTTTAGACTCTGATCTGTTTAGTTTACCTTTTAGTATTTTAGCTGCATATTTAAAACTGTTGTCCCCCTTGTCCATCGCTGTCGGAGTCCGATAAAACTTTTTTGATTGCGAGTCCGAACTCTCTTGCGATTTGTGGGACGATTGCGTTTCCAAGGGTTTTGATTCTGTTGGCTCTGTCTTTGTCCAATTCATAGGAAATCCCATTAGGAACTCCACAAAGGTCGGATTCAATTTGCCACCAGGTTTGTTGTGTTTCAGTGCTACTTGTGGAAGTAGTTTCCGACTGTTGTTGTTTGTTATCGGATTGTATGCCATGTCCTTCCAATCCCTTTGTGTTGGTGTTGGATACATCTTCTCTAGATACAGCATTGCGTCCGACAGTTTCGATCCGTACGTTATCCCTGATCCCTTTCTCCTCGACACGAAACCTCCAGACTTTGTTCTCTCCACCAAGTGAGATTGTTCTCCCCCTTCCTCGCAGACTCTCGTTGGTGTCGGATACATCTTCACTGCTGCTGTTAAATTGTGTTGAGCTGCTGCTTTCATTCCTTTTCTCTTGATTAATGTTTCTGGATTCTCCTGTCCCGATGACCTCGGTGTCGGATACATTCTCTTCTCCTCTTCTTGAACTGCTACTGTCAATGGTTTCCCTCCTTGCTTGTATTTCTTCGTTCTCTCCGATGCTGAGTCTTGTGTTGGTGTTGGATACATCTTCATGTCCGTTATCGGTTTTCCGTATTGAACTTGTTCCGATAGACTTCCCGGTGGAACTGTTTTCCTTCCTATGCTTTTCCTCCACTCTGTTCTTTTCTTCATTGCATCTGGACTCCGCTGCGAGTAGTCCGTTGTGCTGGGAGTGAGCCACAATCCAGACTCTGTACCTTTGGTGCCAAGCACCGATGCCTGAAGCTGGAATAAGGAAACATTGGACTTCGAAACCTTCACTTTCCAATTGGTCTTGCACCTGTCTGAGTACCATGCCGTTTTGGAGGTTAATAATTCCTTGCACATTCTCCCCAATAACGAATTCGGGTTTGATCTCCCTAATGAGTCTAAGCATTTCTGGCCAGAGATAGCGGTCATCGTTTGTACCTTTTTGTTTTCCTGCGACGCTGAAGGGTTGACATGGGAACCCTCCCACAACGACATCTGCTGAGTATTCTTTTCCTTCGACATTTTTTATATCCTCCTCTATTGGTATGTTAGGAAAGTTCTTACGTAGAACCTTCTGACAGTATTTATCTTTTTCGACAAATTTTACAGTTTCAAAAAATCCAGTAGAGTCTAAGCCTAAAGCAAATCCTCCTATACCTGAAAATAAATCAAGAACTTTTAGTTTTCTTTCCATCTTTCAACTTTTTTATTTCTAATTGACAATAATGTATTATCTTTTCTAAGTCTTGTATACCGTTTTTATTTTTATAACGGCAAACATATTTCACAACATTGCCTTGAAAGAACGAAAGATCATTCTTTGAAATAAATTCATACGGCTGTATGTGAAAAGATTTATAATGAGATCCCCCAATTTGTTTATCTTGTGGAAAAGCTTCTTCAAATATATCTTTAGATGTCATAACCCCTTTCTGTTTTTGCATAAATTATATTTAACTCTTTCTTAGCTCTAGTAACACCAACATAAAATAACCTATGTTCATCATCAGGGTTATCTAAATACTTATAGTATGCTGCATTACTTAAATCAGTTATCAAAACTACGTTATCTCTTTCATTACCTTTTACCCCATGAATAGTTGATATTTTAATTCTAGGGTCTTTAGATAAATCCTCTCCTT